GGCTTCAAACTTAGCCGCCGCACCTTCGGTGGCATCAACAAACCGGGCTTCCTTTATCTTTTCATCATAGAGCGCTTTGGTTGTACTGATCATCGCATTGCTGCCGGTAATGGCATAGCAGATCTCCATCGCCAGCCGGGCCGCAATCGTATCGATCAACAGCGTGTCATACTGGTTTGGATCTTCAATGCGCGCTATATATTTGATCAGGACAGTTCCCTCATCGCTCAGCAGCTCCCTGCCCTCAATGACATAGACCGGGCCACCATTGTTGCTGGTCATATTGTCTTGGGGATACATCAGAGTGCCATTGCTGAACTCTAGGACACGCAGACAGTCGGTTGGCAAGGTATATTGATGCAGATAGCCAAAAGCCGGTGCAACGGCGTTCTGAGCCAAATCAGCGCGTTTTATTAAACTGTTCCAATTATGACTGCGAAACACAGCATCACGCACCAGCTCGTAACGCTGGTTGATCAAACGCCCAGCCTTTGAATCTTCAGTCAGGCTTGTGATGTTTGTCGCGCCAAGCGTGTTGAGCGCGGCATTAGAAATGTCCACGGCTGATGGCATAGCTATACCTCATTAAATAGAAGGGGGTTGGGTCAGACGCAACGTAAGGTACGAAAGGGAGTATTAACCGCCTGACCCAAGCTTTTTAGTCTAGGACATATTCCATTGTGAGTTCGATCAGGCCAGTGCCGTTGGCACCAGCTAGGCTCACAGTAATTGGAATGCCATCCTGATCAGCATCAACCACAGAATTTAGGCCCAGTGCAGCGGTTAAGCATGCACCGACAGTGGAAATTGATGTTGAGGCGGCAGCAGCTTTGTACTCATCTACATCAGCGGCAACAGTTGTACCGGCTGCATTTTTGTACTCAGCATGCCCAACAGACAATGTTGTTGATGAACCAAGTGCCGCATGGACAAGCTGACCACTAAGGATCCGCGCTCCATTTGGCAAATTGAACATGTGGATGTCTGATTGCTCAGCGGAAGCTGTGTAGCTTCCATAAGCAATACGAACACGCCCACCTTGCTCAATAGGCTTGATCTTCTCAGTCGGATCGTTTTGATCCCACTTGGTCTTCTGGTCAGAATAAACTGTACCCATTTTAGTCTCCTTTAACTAACTGTATTAAAACAGTTTACTCGTTACATAGCACCTGAATTACTTTGGCTTCTTCCATCCTCGTTGCACCAAATGAGGCACAATAATAGACTTGAGTTGCGTAAGATTTATCAGGACGCTGGGTGATCTCAGCTTTGATGTCTTTACCAATAGCCAGCTTCATTCCATCTTCAGCCCATGCATAGCACTGCCGAGAGGTTCCATCGTCCTTTAACCTATTGGAAACTATGAATTTAAAGCCAACAAAGGAGTCAACAGTTCCAGTCGCAAGAGCTTTTACGGTATTGAAATCAGCGCTAGTGACTGATGTTGTGTTCAACAGATCTTCGATTTGCTCTGGTGAGACAACAATGTAACGATTGATCGATGGATCAACGCTACCAGCATCAAGTAGCTTTTTAGCTGTGATCAGCTTTGCAACAGTCAGTCCAGCGGAACCATGAGCAATAACATTGCCAGCCGGTAGCGCTGTTGATGTTGAGCCAGACTTGCCTGTTTTGGCAGAGGCATTGAACGCTGTAATAATTGCATCGTCCATTGCCCTTCCCAATGCGTTGGCGGCTGCCTTTGCATATGAGCTTTCGGGGCTGGCAAGCATTCTGATGCGGTCTTGATCGTCAATCAGGTCAGCATATTCGTAGTCATTTAGCGTGACCATTCTGCGATCATGTGGTGTTTCCATTAACGGAGTATCGCCATGACGAGTCGTTCTAAGAGCTGCCGCTGCTGATCCAATTTGATCGAAAAAGGCTTTCTCGCCATTTACAGATTCGGAATCAACTGTATCACGCAACAAGCTACCCTGCTGCTGTGAAAGCATTGTCACATTTGCTGAAAACTGGTTCACAAATGCGGTAGTAATTTGAGTTGACATAATGTCACCCTCCACATTTAAAGTTGAAATTTAAGTGAGTTTTCGTTCCAGTTATCCAGCTCAGCCGGGCTTGAACTATGGTAGGCGTAGGCGTAGGGGGCCGTAAGGCTTATCCCTCAACAGGCTCTGGGAATTGAAACCCCCGGAGCCTTAAAACTTCTGCAACATCCTGTTCATGTGCTGGATGCTTTTTATCCCAATAGGGCATTCCTTGAGCGGTTAATTCATTAACCTTTCGCGCGGCCTCATCTGGTGTCATCACCAGTTCGGTTGTCACGCCCTCAAGGGTATCTTCTCCAAGCTGGTCAGCCAGCCCGGCAAACAGTTTAATAATGAATGGGTGATCGCCAAGCGGCAGACCATTATCCAATTTTATTTGATCCCAAATATCTGGATCGATGCCCATCGCTCTACCGGCGGCGGCAGCGCGATCATGCTTTGCATCGTATCCAGCGCCAAATTCTTCACGCAGCTCAGCATCCCATTGCGCTGATACTGCATCCATGTTGGCTTGTGCTGCCTCGCTGCCAGCCGCTGATTGGTTTTGCAAGAACTCAGCCGTGGCTTGTACATGTCGAGGCAACATGCCTTTAGCCGCTGCCATTTCTTTAAACGATTGGAGCGTGGTTTCATCCAGCTCCACATTCTGTAATTGGTAGCCATCAGCATTGATAGGCGCGCCAAGCTTTTGAAAGATCGGCATCCAATCATCATCATTAGACCCGGAGCCGGGTATTGCAATTTTATCTGCACCGATCATCCGTTGTGCGTGGACATGGCTTTTTGCTAATTGTCCAACATCTGTAAAATTTTTTAGTGACGGCTCATGCCTTAACTCTTCTGGCAAACTATCCAGAAAGCCAATCGGGGCCGCTTCCTGAGATCCACTATCGTCAACCGGGGTTGTCTCAACTTGGTCATTCATTTTGGTTTAATCCTCTCGTTGTTGTTTCTCTTCCATGAAACGCATAATGGAAAGCACAACAGATCGCTGGCCCTCCAGATATGCTGAGTAATGCGGATCGCCGCGCTCAAATGTCGTGGCGTTAAGATTGAAGCGCTTTTTTAAATCATCTAAGACAACCAAACCTTCGGCTGTGTTGAATGCTTGCCGGTAAAAAAGCTGGATTGTTTCTCGCTGTTTCTCGCTCATATGTTAGGCACCTCGCCGGTTGCTTTTATGTAAGGGGCTATCTGCCCAGCTTGCTCAGCGTTAGCGGCCTGCTGTTCAGCCGCTGCTTGGGCTTGTGCCTGCTGTTGTTGCTGGCGGCGAACCATCATCACCTCTTCGGATGAACGGATTACTCTGGCCGGTAGGCCAAGAACATCCACAAGATATTCAATCATCTTGTCGCTATCCAAATAATCCATAACCGGGGCCATCTCACCAAACTGCGACAGCACCTCAATGCCTCGTAGTGTCGATTGCAGCTCAGCCATTTTCTGTGACTTGGCCAATGGGCTGACATATTCAATATCGATATCTAGCCCCTGCAATTCTTCTGGCGCTGCTGGGAATGCGCCCTGTCTTAATAATATAGCGAAAGCACGATTAATAAGTGGTTGTAATAACTCACTTTGCATGCGCCCCATAACCGGGCCAAGCAGCCTCATTTTTTCTTCGTTGCGCTGGAGAACCTCTGTTGCAGTCATGGTTTGGCCTTGACCCATAAGCAACTGATCTACATAGAAAGCCTCGCGGATTGCTTGGCGGCGTTGCTCTTCCATATTAAGCCCAAGGGCATTATTAGCTCCCATCTGTAGAGGCTCAAGCCGATCTCTTGTGCCGGTGCGGTAAAAGTTCAAGCTGCCGGGCGTTGTGCGAACTGGCAACAGGAACCCATCGTCAGGCACCATCAGCGGTGGATCTAATTGCTTTTGAGCTGATCTAATCGTGATCTCGCTCATCTTATTAAGCATTTTCGTATCACTGAGGCATGTCATGCCGGGTGACCGGCCATAGACCGAAACGCTGTCTTTATTAAACCTTGGGATCAGCATTGGCATTTCATCAAAGCCGCCCTCACCCAATATCATTTTGGTTTCTTCACAATAATATATTGAGCCGATTGGCTTATCTAATTTTGCAAACAGATCTGACTTGATGCCGTCCTTTGGAAAAATGCAGTGGACTAGCGGGTGTTCTTTGAATGGATCCTCTGCCAGACTTTTTGCAATCTTTTGCGGCAAGTTCTTCTCACCAAATCTTGTGGCTATGGCTCTGGCCGTCAGCTCAAACTTGCGATAGACAGTATCAACCTTGCCTTGTGCATTCTCTGATATATAGATCTCAGCAATGTGGCGGCAGCTAAACCGCAATCCTTCCTCATCGCCAGCCTCGACAAACATCGCCGCTGTGCCAAACACAACCAGATCATAGTAAAGCTCATGGATCTCTTGCTGAAAGTTAGACCGATTGAACGCCATATACATTTGGTCAGTGGTTTCTTCCAGCCACTCATTGGCTGCATCGTTGTCTTGCAGAATAGGATCCCTAAACCGCAAACTAAACCAAGGGGCTGATGCCCCGGTCAGCATGCCATGCAAGCTTGCAGCCAGCAGCTCAACGGCATGGATAGCGGTGCCGTCATAGATCAGCTCTGTGCGCTTATCGCCTTGAGCGCGCTTTTTGGTAATGTCTGCCTTTCTTGGCAACATATAGTCAGCCAGATCTTGCCAATGGCTTTCCCAGTTTGCGCGCGTGTTGTGTAGTGTCTTTAAGCGCCGATCAAGCGCCGCCACCTCTTTTTTAACAGGATCTGCCATTAATACATGCCCCCGGACATTTTGCTGGGTTTGTCTCGTTTGATGCCAGCAATTGATCTGCCTTGGCTTTTACCGGCAGCTTTTTGCAGCAAGCGCTCTAATGGGTTTACATTCATGGCAGCGCTAAAATTCATTGGTTGCGGTGCAGACATGCCCATGCGGCCAGCAAGGTTTTTTTTGCCCTTCAGATCCATTACGAAATAAGACCCGCCATTAATGAACGATTGCGTGTTTTTGCTGAGCCAAGCAAACCTTGCGCTGTGGTGCTTATGGTTGATTCCTTGCCCATCTTGGAACGGCGCTCTGTATCGTCACCATCACCGGCTTTAGGTGCATCAGGCAATTTGCCGTCAATAACATCTTTGGGCAGTATTTTCTTTTTAGCGCCAGTGCGAACATCATCGCTTTCGCCACCACCTAGATCCATTGTGACCTGATCAGCAAATTCAGCAGGGCCGTCATACTGGTCTGGATCCATTGTTCTGCCGGTGTAAACCTTGCCAAATCTACCACCAAAAGGGCCATCGTGCATTACACCCATGATTTCGCGGTCTTTATTAAAAATAGGAGTGCCGCCAGCTCGTAATTGTTTTTCAATCTGACCCCTAGTAAATTTTGCAATCTTATTTGCAATAGCGCCCACAGGGCTATATTTCATCATGCCTTTTACTGGGGGTTCGCGGTCTGCTACTTTGTCTGCAAGAAATTGAGATGGCAGCGTGCTAGACCTTGCCATTTCTGCTCGTTGCTCATCGCCAGATGTGTCGCGCCCTGTCTGGTCATCTGAATAAGTGCCGCCATCATCGCGGCCAGCATCAGGATCGCCAGCGCCGCCAGCAGTTTCGGCTGCTGAAACGCCGCCTCTACTTTCTGTGCTATCGTAACCGCCCCAGCCCTCACCAACATCAAAGTAAGTAGGAATGCCATTAGGGCCGGGCTTACCAGATCCACCAGCTTTTCTAAGCAGTCTTTTCTCACGATCATTAATGTAGGCAAGCGAATGCTTTTGGCCCCTTACATTAACTTTTCGCTTTGGTGACATTTTTGAGTGCGCCATATTTCTACTCCTTACATTGCAACCGCAAATGGATCATATGCGGTCATCGCAACCTGTTGTGGTGGCCGGGCGTTCACACGGCTTTCCTGCACACCAATCGACATATAGCGAAAGCTGTCAGCCGCATGTGATGACCAATCGTGAACAGGCGTTAGTCTGAATGTTCTGCTTTTCTCATTGTAAGCCCGGTGGTATTGGCGTAACGCCTCTAGGCCAGCCTTGCATCGATCCCGGTCAAAGTAACACCGGGGGATCAACATTTGCGCTGCGTGGATGCCGTCCTCTAACGGAAGCTTTGGAAGAACTCTGAAATTAAGCCCAAGATCCCACGCAATCTCTCTTCGACTTTTGCCCGAACCAAGTTCCCTAACCTCAACATCGTGAGGCGCAAAGTGATCGCCATACAAATAACCTTTACGCGCAAGGACTGCACAGTAGTGCGGTAAGCCCTCACCGCGCGCCTCATAATAATCAATGACATGAATGCCCTTCCCGGCACTGCCGCCTGTCTGTGCAAACCAAATGCTTGTCGCATCGCCCATGCCCAGATCCCAGAATGTCTGTACCTTCATCGCCGGGTCATACGGCACATTCGTAATGCGGCCCTCTTCCAAAGCGGTCTGCATCTCTTTGCCGTAAATGCTGCCGGGTACATTCGCCACCCAACTGCACTCAAATTCCTGTTCATACTGGTCAGGTGACATCATCACCCTTGCAGCCTCCAGCTCTTCCTCTGGCAATATGCCTGTCTCGCTGGCCTTATAAACAGCAGCAACCCAATCATCATTCGATGCCGCCAGCTCATAATAATCGTAAAACATGTTGGTTCCGCGCGGTGTGCCTACAAACACACACCAACCAGCCCTATCAGACAATGCCGGGCGTAAGATCTCAGGAAACACGCTCTCAGGCATGTCTGCGACCTCATCCATAATACAGCCGTCCAGATAGATCCCTCGCAAGCTGTCGGGGTTCTCAGCGCCCAACAGGCTGATCCTAGCCCCTGTTGGTAGATCACAACGCAGCTCAGTCTCATGAAACCGCACACCGGGGATCTTGCCAGCAAATTGCTTCAAATAATCCCATGCCACATTCTTGGCCTGCCGATAAGTGGGAGCCATGTACGCATAGCGTGGGTTGGGCTTGTCGTTCATTATCGCATCGCGCAACAAATGGTTGACCGCCATGACTGTCTTGCCAAACCGGCGATGGCATACAACTACGCCCCAACGCTTCTCAGAGAGCTGATCATGCAGCTTTGCTTGTAGAGGCCGGGGAGCATAGGGGATGACAATCTGCATGGATGTATGGCTCCATTAGTCGGGAAGATTATTGATGTATGAGGGCGCGGTAAATTTTTGGAGGGTGGGGTCAGGCATATCTCAAAAACCTGATCAATATTCTAGGCAAAGCGTATCCATTCTGTATCCAAACAATCAGGCATGTCCTTCTTTCCCTAGCAATTCTGCGAGACACAGCATCAAAGGTTACCGCTCTACTCAGGCGGTGCATCGATGGCCAGCCCGGCCTGCCTCACGCGCGTAGCTGGGTCAGACACAGCACTGATATATAGTGACCCTTACCCCTGTCCTTCCTCTGCTGTTACCTCATTACCCTGCCAGCTAATCGTGATGCTTTGCTGAGCTGGTGCGTCTTCCTTCTTATCCCTCAAGCCCCAAGGCTGTAGCTTAGCCATCGTGAACTTTAATGTATCCACCTCAAGCCTACGGCGCTGCACCTCTGCATTCAGCATGCGTGGATCAAGGTCAGCCGGTAACGGTGACATAGCAAGATCATTGATATGATCCGCATAATACTCAGCCTGCATGACACGGCCACGGCGATAGATCTCAAACAGCTCATCATCCTTCAGCACTGACCTTGTGACAGTCCGATAGCTTGGCATGCCTGCATCATTGCAAATGCTGAGCAATGTCTCACCACTGCCAAGACGGTCAGCAATGTCTGTCATCAATGTTTTATTGATCTTACGAGGTGCCATGATGTTCCAAATAAAAAGGCTGGATCTGCATTTACAGAACCAGCCAGTGGGGAGGAGCGGTTGTGAACCGCACGATAGAATGACTATGCAGATTTTGACGACATTTGCAACACCCTTTATTTCTTATGCATAGTCCTTGACATATTGTGTCAAGATACCCATATTAGTTGTGTAAGGTAATTCAACAACGAAGGGAGACTGAAATGACTAAATTACGCCAAATCGTCAAAGACGCTTTCAAGTGTAATGAGCTTGTCTATCAATTTGGCATCATCGATGTAGAAGATACGTTTTTAATCGATGGCACTGAAGAAGAGGTCAACGAAAAATACAGTGACGCTTACATCATAGGCGAAGCTGAAAACCGTTTAGCTATCTGCAATGCAAACGAAGATGACCCTGACTATCAGCGTGATGCTCGTCAGCTTGAGCGTTTCATCAACAAATATAGCGTTGCCAAGCCTAACAAACCCGAAGAGGGCAAGCAGTACCTCTTGATCGGCGGCAAAGACAAGCCAAGCATTGCCAATGGCAACACATGGGCTGAATCAGAGATTGGAGCAAAGTAATGGAAGATTTATGGAATGGAATGTTCAGCATCAGTCGCAAAGTCAAAAAGAAAGCTCCGCTTGGCAAACTAACTTACATTGCCGATTTTAGTTGCGGATCAGCAGATGGAGAGATCATTGCAAAAAATGGTCACGGTATGTGGGTGGTTGATGTGCCTATCCTTGAACAGACAGAACGCGGCGAGGAGTGGTGCGGTGATTTCACACGCCATGAGTTTAAGACACTAAAGGCTGCAAAAAAGTTCTGCATAGATCACGGTGCAATCGTGTCATGTGAGAGATATTGATGATGTCTATCATCCGCTTCATCTTTGAATTAGCCGGGCTGGCACTATTCTTTGCCAGCCTTTACCTGACAGCCATATTGCTACATGCTTTGGCTGGCACACTGTAAGGGAGAGTGACCGTGAAAATTCGTATACCATCACAAACTGTCGAGGTAGATGCTGAAGCTTGGGCAACTGAGTACGGCATTGATATCAGCGAGGTCAGGCAGAATGTCCTAGATTATTTTGCCCATTTAGCACAAACCAAAATCGATTTGCTTGGCCTCGCGCCAGAGGGAAAGCGCATGGAATGCACAAAAATTGAGGTTCGTTACTTAGATGATCATTATCGGTGGTTTGTTGTGCCATACGATAGTGATGGTAACCAAGTTGATTTTGATGATCTTGATTGCGTTTTTACCGAATGCCCATATTCACACCTACAAGAGGATGCATGGGAGGACGCATTTAAAATGGCTGAAGGTACAAACGCCCTAATCCACCTTTACACGCGAAAAGGTAACCTTATGAGTGTTGTCAATCCTAAGACAATGCCCCGTAATACAGACTAGTCAGCGCATCCCGGTAGTTGCGCTTGACAATCCGTGGATCATTCAGCCCTAGTATGTGAGCCAGCTTTGTCCATCTAGGGCCGCGATCCCTTCCCACTGCACTGTGTGCAACAGCCATGATCAAACGCCTTGTGTCCTGATCCATTGCCATCAGCATGCCATGAGCTTTATCCATTGCATCGATTTGTTCATTCGTTGGTCTGAGCCTGACCTCACCTTGTTGTGTCCAACCATAGCCATGCCAATCCATTGGATAGTCTGGCCATGATGCCTGTTTCTGCACCCTGATAGCCTTGGGCAATCTACGCTCAGTAACAGCCATGTCCAGAAACATGGTGTGCAGCTCATTGATGTCCATGCCTGACCCTTTCTAGATGCCGCTCTGCCTCAATCACCCAATCAAGAACTTGTGTGGCATCCATTCTTGCAATTGCTTTGAGTGTGTCTGCGAATCTATCGGCTGACATTGTTGGGCGTAACTGCCGCAGCGCCCGGTCTTTGCGAAATAGCAATGGATCATTTTTTGCTTTGGAGGTGGCTGAGACATAGTTGTGGTTTGTCCTTTTGGTGATCGTATTTAACATGTCGCGTATTTCACTTGATCTGTCCTGTTGACAATCCTGATCTGATGATTTACTGGTTTCAGTATAATCGAGCGAAGCGAGTTGAGGCTTATCCTTATCGGTTATATCAATAAATTGGTTCGGCTGATCCTTAACAGGATTATCCTTATAAGGATTATCCTTATGTGTTTTCACCAATTTGAAATTCTTAAAACTCATTTCGATTCGCTTTCCAATGCCGCTGCTATAAAGCTGTAATTGGCACCGTCCACCGCATGATCCTTGTCATACCCGGCGTTCCATCTCGCAAGCTTCATCTCGACAAGCATTCTGGCTGTCTGAGCTGGCGTGACCTCAACGCCCATCACCAGTGACCACCTTATGGCTAGCTCCTTGTACAGTGGCTGATACGGCCCCAGCTTCTTGCCCCGGTCTGCCATTGTCTGTGCGGCTTCTTTCGCTAGATCTTGTGGAGCGCTCATGCAATATTCTCCAACACTTGTTGTTGCTGCATGTCAGTTGCCCGGTTCCCAATATGATCCATGTCCCCTCGTCCACCCGGTGTTCCCTGTTGCAGACAACGCAATGTTCCGTTGCGCTTTGCTTCATTGCAAAGTGCCGTTTCTTTTTCTTCATTGAGCCAAATCTCCATGATTTGATCAGCCAGCGCTGACCGCAAATAATCCCATGTAAGAATGCCGGGGGTTCCTTTGAGGTATTCCGGCAATGATTGGTGGTTTTCATCAACCTCAAGCTGTGCATCAGTGCCTAAACGGCGCACAGGGACGCTGTAAGCCTCTGCAATGGCAAATGGCCCCAACCCTAGCTGCAACAGCCTCGACAGCTCTCTGTCGGCTTCTATGAGCGCCTTAGTCCTCATCGACATATATCTTTCCCTCAAAAATCATCGCTTCCAGCTCTTCATCGCTAAGATTTTCAGTAGCAAATGACGGCTCTATGTCTTCCTTGTGGTGCAGCTCAGCCGGTTGAACTCTTGGCTTTGGAACAAACTTTTGCCGGTACTCAGTTTTGACCCTTAGCTTTGGAGCTGGCCCTTTGGCTATCGGCATGGGTATGAACAGTTCTTCACTGGTGGAAAATCGATGATCGCACTTGAGGCAAGCCCTACGCCGCCTGATTGTGTTGTTGTCGTGCCACCTACTGTCTTTGACAATGGTGTCGCTGGAACATTTGGTACACAGCAATTTCTTCCTCCTCTGTCAGTTGTCGATGGCCGCTGTAATCACACTCCCAGCAACCCAGCGCCAAGCATTCGGGGCATTCCTTCATGTACTCGACACCAACATCCGGGTGTCTGATGACCGGGATCACAATGTCTCTGAGATTAACCACCAGCCGCCTCGCAGATCTGCTTTACAAGCTTGGCCTGACTTGTCTGACGCAGCTTGATGAGCGGCTTGAGGAACAGCTCAACCTCTTGCAGCTTCTTGGCCACAACAAGATGCGCGCCAGCCGCGCTCAGCTCTTCATGCATTCTCTTTTGATTGTCGGAAACCTTGCCGCCCTTGGGCCGCTTCAATTCTATGAAGATTGGCAAACGCTGCACATTGGCCAGCCACCCGGCATCATCAATAAACAGTTCCAAGTCAGGCCAGCCCCACTTTGTGCCAAGCTTTTTCAAGCGGCGCTTGTAACTGATATGCCGGGTTCCCTCGTTGGGGCTGTGATGCAAGACGGCATTGACCGGCAGTGACGCATCAAGCCACTGCACGACATAGTCTTGGAGCTGATCTTCAGTCATTCAATCCAACAGCGTAAAAACTGGTGGGCTGGACGGCCCCATCAGTGACACTTACGATTCGCAGCATAAATTTGCGTGAGGGTATTTTTGCGTCCTTGTGGCTGCTTGGCAGACACCAGCGCCGGGCTACTGCCGCATGAGAAGCGCCGGTAACCCGCGCCAGCGCTGAATAACTAAGCCCTTTGGCCTGTCTGTATTGATCAAGTGTCATGCCTAATTCCTCAACTATTTTGATAGTTGTAGTATCAGACTTGACATGTGATGACAAGATATTTAGGTATAGACAAATCAGTTTGACACATTGTGACAAAGGGGCTTACGTTATGAACATGGCAAACAATCTTAACGAAATGATCAGCCAATCTGGCATGTCAAAGAAGGTAGTCGCTGAAGAAAAGGGCGTGACACCAGAAACGGTATCGCGCCACATTCACAGTAAAATCTCAATGACCCTCCAAGATGTTGACGACTATGCGCGCATCCTTAATTGCAAGCCGCATGAGATCGCTTATACAAGCGCTCCGTTGCCAATCATTGGTGCTTGGAGAAATTGTGAGCAAACAGGCAACCCAAAATGCACTTGTAGATTTTCAGTCTATCCAGAATATTACAAAAAAGGCGTTTTAGTCCACGGCAACTACGATCACCATTATGGTGCTGTTGTGTGGGAACTTAGTAGTAATTACCGGGGATCATTTTTTCATCTCAATGGCGCTGTTCACCTTGTTGATATTTCTGCTGTAGAAAAAAGAATTATTGATCGCCGATCTTTAATGTGTCTCTCGTATGCCATGACTAAAAACGGAGTAATGGTTTGTGGTATTGTCTGGCCACAACCCCACAACGATAAATACACTTTGACGAATATGATGGGCGTTGAAGATCCCAAAAAGCGAACTCGTACAGATATCGAATTGTCTTGGGCCAGCCCTATCATGGAAACTAAATTCCATCGCACTGGTGATCTTGCATCCATTATTCCTTACGAATCGCCTTTTATTGCAAAGCATCATGAAAAAATTATTTTGCCGCAGTCTGCTGCGCGTAAAAAAGAATATGGTGATATTTACGACATTGTGCCGGATGGCAAGGCTGGCTCGCAGCATCAAGCGCATTTGGATGAGATAACAAAAGACGCTACAAAGGTTATACATGATGACGCAACAGGCGAGGTTATACACATCAGAGATTAAATTTTATGCCCTACAAGCATAACGCTTGACACTGTATGTCATGAACTGATAGAACCGTTCCAAACTTTAGGAGCGGTTCTTTGTCGTTTAAAAACTTTTCTAAACCACAGAAACAAGACTTTGTCAGGCAATCAGCCCGGCACTCTTACTATCATCACAGCCAGCCAAACAAGCCTGACGGCTTCACCTTCTATGACAAAGCTGTTGTTAGACCAGAGCTGGAGAATGCCAAGGCGGTCATAGCTGGAGAAGCAAAAGGCAATAAGGCTGAAGCACAACGCATCCTCGACATGCATGGCTTTTACATTGACAGCCGGGGCAAACCACAAACAGGCGATAAGCCGCCATTGATCTCTGGGAGGGCCGTTGAGAACTATTGCACTGATGTTGCTGTAAATGATGTCAGCCCGGCTGATGCGTTTAAGAACGCAATCAATGAGCTGCACTGCTTTCATGGCGCTGAATGGCGTGACACTGACAAAGACAAGCGTGAGATTGAACACAAAACCACAGTGCGCTATGGCGCTGATGGTTCTGTTCCTAAAAAAGATATTATCCCAACCCACACTGAATTTGAGCTGGTGTGCAGCAATGCATTAGATGGCTTGCGCGAGGCGTTTGCCGGTGCCAACCGCATCACCGGGCAAAAGAAAATCAAAGGTAATTTTGACGATGTAACGCTGCCTTACCTTGGTTATACCGATTACCAAGACGGCGGCGTCGAGCTGAAAACCAAGTGGGATACCAAAGCCCACACTGACAAGCCCAGCGCTGGCAGTTTGCCCAAAGAAATTACTTTTCCAAACCTCATGCAGATTTCTGGCTATTGGCACATTACCGGGATATGGCCGCAAATTGTGTATGCCAACAGGCTTGGCTATCGCGTGTTCAAGCCAGAGCTGGATCAATTACATGCCGGGGTTGCCGCCATCAGGGAAGCCTGCATGCGGCGTGAACGCCTACTTGCCACCGCCAACACCACTGAAGAGCTGTTGAAGCTCTGTGACCCGCAATGGGATCACATGTTTGTGTGGCGTGATTTACCACCAGAACTCATAGACCGCGCTCAAAAGATTTGGAGATCCTGATGTTTGAAATTTTCACACGCAAAAGACTAACCGAATCAGAAATCGAACTACGCCGCATTCGGCACATTCTTGAGCAAATGCAAAACGATGCCATCGCTCGTGGCGTGTTGCTCAACGCAATCAACTCAACCCTCAAGGAAAGTGACAACGATGATGATACAAGATCTGTTTGATATCGAACCGCCGCATCAGGCCCACAGCCCCACCAGCTCAGCGTCAGCCGCCAAGATCAAGCCCAAGTTTGGGAAGAACATGGTGAAGGTTCTTGAGGCGCTACAAGCCCACGACAAGCGCGGCCTCACGGATGAAGAGGGTTGCACCGCCACCGGCATGACCGGCAACAGCTACCGCCCGGCGCGGGTCAAGCTGGAGCAATTGAAGCTGGTTTTTAAAACGCAAGCAACGCGCAAAACAGTAGCTGGCAGACCGGCTGCAATCTACTTGCTGACAATGCTTGGCATGATGGAGATGTCACGATGACTGCAATGCCAGAGGCCATCGCAACGGCACTGGTTGCATTCCAAGAATCTAATGAAGCTATGAATCTGGACAAAACTGGCAATCGATCACAGTACGCATCAATCGGATCAATGATGACGCTTGTCAAAAAAGCAGCAAAAGATCATGGCATTGGTATTTCATTCCCTGTGCGGCGCACCGAAAACAATGAGTATTTTATATCCCCGGTCATTGTGCATAGCAGTGGCGTGAGCTGGTCATCACCTGATCTGGCTTGGCCCCTTATTGTCGATGACATGACGCATTGCCAGAAGCTTGGCTCTGCAATGTCATATGGGCGGCGATATCTCTTGCAAGGCATCCTTGGCCTTGCCGCCGGGATCGCTGAGCTTGATGACGATGATGATGACGATGGTGAGGCAAACTTTGATTGGAAAGGCTGGGCTGACGAGGCGCTTGCCACAATTAAAACATGCAACAGAGCGCAGCTTGATAAATGGACTGACGACAATGAAAAAATAATTGTGCAGGCTGAAACCGCAGCGCCTGATATTTACAAAACTGTGGGTGATGAATACGACAAAAAAATGGAGGGCTTTAAATGAGCAACAGACCAACATTCACAAACAATAACACTCAGATGGAGTGTATTCGTAGCGCGTCCGGGGAACCATTAAAGCTGAAGCTAGCTTGCTGGGTTAACCCTAAAAAGGCAGACAAGTTCGATGAGCAAAAGATTGCGGCTTGCAACACGATCCGCGATTTGGTCATCAAACATGATCTGCAATTCAATGTAAAATTTAATCAGTCTGTTGATGATGATTACAAGAACGACAAGCTTCTTGGGTCTGTCAATATTTTTGCCAACAAGCCTTACGAAGAGCCGCAAGACAATGATGCTGCCCCGGCTGCACCATCAGGCGGTGGCTTTGGTGGGAGGTTTAACAATGGATAGGAACCCCGGCCCTGCCTTGCTGGATGTTCGCAATACAGCCGTGGCGCTGTTTGGCAGATGGACACCCGGCACAAGGGATGCAACCTATCGCCTGTTGAAAAAAGGCACATTGGCCAGCGTCAGGGATGGCCGCAAGTGGTGGATACCCGCCGAAGAAATTGATCGTATTCGTAAAATGAAAGGGAGCGAAGAAGATGTTATCAATGAAACCGAAAATGCTTAGTGAAAGCGTGTTAGACAAATATTTAGGCAAGCCGCCTGCTGGCAGTATAGTAGTAACCATTGGCCCAAAAGTTGCCCAATATTGTCTTGACCAAACCAACCACAAAAACAGGCCATTAAGCAGTAAAAAAATAATCAATTACTCAAAAGACATGGTCAAAAGGAATTGGAGCGTCACTGGCGAAACCATTAAGTTTGGTGATGACGGGCTTTTAAAAGATGGGCAACATCGTCTAGAGGCTTGTGTTAGGGCTAACACACCATTCGACACACATGTCATTTGGGGGATCAACCCGGAGACTTTTCACCACATCGACATTGGTAAAAAGCGTGATGCGTCTGACACGCTAGCCATGATGGGTGTACCAAATTACAGCAAAGCATCGACAATCATAAAAATGATCATTGCTTACGAAGCTGAGATGACAGATTCGCCAAAGTCTGGCGTGTCAAACGATTGGGTCAAACGTAAATATTTAGAAGAAATTGACCATAATTTGTTACAAGAATCAATACATTTGGCTAAGCGTGTTTACAACACAACCAAATGGCAAACAGGCGTTGTTGGCGCGTTCTTTTACGTTGCCGTACAAAAAGGACAACGCAAACAAATCACAGAATTTTTTGATGATTTTTGCAAAGGCATAGGATCAAAGCCAAGAGCGCCGGTTCCCTTTCTTTTGGAAAATGTAAACCGAATGAAGAACAGCAGAGAGTTTATTTTGCGCGCTCACCATTTTAGCGTTTTGCTTAGCCGGGCATACAAAAATTATAAGGCTGGCAAATCATCAACAAAGGCTGACATTTCTGTGAGCTTGGATGACAAGCTAATTGCGTTCTGAGGAGATCGACATGGGCAGAAAATGGACAAAGAAACAGCGTGAGATCCAAAGCAAGCGGGTCAAAGCATATTGGGCCGCAAAGAAAAAAGCAGCAAAGCCGTGGTGGCGTAGGCTGCTTGGATTGTAGAGAGGGGGGCAAGCGCCCCCTTTTTTATATGCCCATTGCGGCGGCTGTCGCGCTGGTCACTTGCTTTTGCTTCTCAGCGTTCTTCACATAATGACCGTATTGGCGATAGGTAAACGCGCTGTTAGCATGTCCCATCAATGCAGCTACCTCTGCAAAATCCTCACCCAATGAGCTGATCTGGACACTGGCAAAGAAATGTCGAAAGTCACCCCAAAGCATCAGCGGCACCCCGGCACGATCACAGATACGATCCATAATTTTAGGGAAAGTTTTTTTGGTCTGGAAACCACCAGCATTGTTTGCAAAAACAAAATCGTCAGCGGCTGAATATTTGGATGACACTTTAAGCTGACGCAGAACAGCTATGACCTCTGCTGGGATTGGCACAGTACGATTGCCGCGCTTGGTTTTTGTTTTGCCCACACCTTTGCATTGATGCTTGATGGCACGATCAATTTTGATTGTGCATTCATCGAAGTTAACATTGCACCAAGGCAGTGCGCGCAGCTCACCTTGTCGGATGCCAGACGCTATGGCAGTAAGCACCATCGCCTTGACCAACAAGCTTTCATTGTCCAATGCGGTAACAACAGACTGCACAATCTCTGGCTGGATGCGTGGAGCGCGATCATCAGTCAAATCATCTTCTACAATCAACGACATTTTGTCTAACGGATTGACCTGACCCCAACCTTGCGTCACAGCATAATTAAACAGCATCTTAATCGCTTTGACGCGCTTCTCAGCAGTCGCTTTAGATTTTTGCTCAGCTTCTATGCCAGAGATAATGGCAAGCCCCACTGGCCCCCTAGTCGCTGTTTGCATCAGGTCAGATATGTTGTGCTTTGCCAATGCAAACCCATCGATGCGGATGCTGAGACAAAACTTTACACCTCGCACAATCTCATCCTTGTGAGCTTTACTTATTTGCTTTGAATCAGCCCGGCCTTTTTGTTCAGCAAAAAATTTGTCAGCGGCTGACTGCACACTGGTTGGCTTTACCGGGGCAACGATTGTGCCTTTATTAAAATTATTGACGGCCTCAACCATTGCATCGATAGCATCAGGTTTGTTTGAATATGAACCGACAGTTGGGCCTCTTCCAAGCTTACGCATATCGATAGTCCAAACACCGGGTCTTCCAATGCGCTCATACACTCTACAGCTTTCTACTTTTTTAGGCATGTCATGCTCCCTTGAGGGCGGGGCTGTTAAGCCGCCGCCCATTCGTCTACTGTTAACGCAATTTCTTCTTCTACAGCGTTGTCTTGAAACTTCAGAACACAGCCGCGCAACTGATACCAACCCCATCCAGACCAGTTATCAGAAGGCAACATGATGAGGGCGTTGTTTGTGTCGTAGTCACCGCCGACCATCCACTTACCGCCTGCGTCTTTTTTGGCTCTCATCTTTGCGCCGTGGTGGAATGCTTTATAAATCATTTTATGCTCCCTTGTTTGATACCTTACGAATCAGTTATGACATATTGTGTCAAGCAATGCAACAAAAACGTATCCAAAATTGTATCCAAACGCAAAAAAAGCCCCCGGCCAGTTAAGGCCGAGGGCTATTAATATACTGATATTATTATAAAATAAATGGCGGGAGTGACGGGACTCGAACCCGCGGCCTCCGGCGTGACAGGGCGATATTTAAGGGTGTTGAAGGCTATTTTCTTAGGTTTTGCGCCACATAAAAGAAGGTTTATACGCTGCTTACTTTAGCAAAAGCGTATCCAATCTGTATCCAATTATGCGTATGACTTTTTCTTTTTCTTTTCTGCAAAGCCACCAACCTTACGGCTCATCTTGCTGTAAGTTTTTGGATCAACTGTACTGTCTTTTTTTGATCGGCTGGTTCCAGCTTTTTTACGCTTGTTCATATTTTCATAAAGGCTCATAGCTTATCCTCTCTAACAATCCCATTTCCGCAATGCTTTGTTGATCCGACTATTAGGATCTCGCGCCGTCTTGGCGCTGGTTAGTTTCTTTTTCATGCCGCCCATTCTGCTGCAAAAACTATCCCGGCGTTTCTTCGCTTTTTCAGACTTTGCTGCCATCTTGCTACTGACCGGCGGCTTTAGGTTATGCCCTTGCGCTTTCGCTGATTTGCGGCCCTTCTCGTTAAGCCCACCAGATTGGGACTTACCTTCTTTTCTTTGCCATGCGGGTGTCTTGCTCAAGCGATCAACCCTTTTCTGTATCCATTCGTTCTGTCGTAGGTAAGCACATCAGCCCGGTTGTCGATTGCTGCGTAAGAGCAATGCACCCAGCCGCTGTTCGCCTCGCCGTTGTAGCATTCTAGAATAAGCTGATCGAACACTAGGTTGTCTTGGATCCAGACACACAGATCAAAGTTGTCATAGCCAGCCACCTCAAAATCGGCAGCGGCTGATAGGTTATCCGGGCAGCAATGTTGGCTGGTAACTTTTGATCCGATTGCCAAACACAGCTCCGGGGATCTGAAGCCTGATGAAACAATAAACGAACCAAACTCATCGCGTACCGGCTGCAATATATTTTCGCACAGCATAATCAGCGCTTCGATCTGTCCGTCTGTAGGCTCGTTGGGGATGCCTTTGCGCTCAGCCGTCTGAGACTTGCACATTTCAGCAAGTGTAAAGTTTCGTGATAAATTCATTTGCCGCCCCTCTTTGCAATTGCTCCGATCCCGGCTTTACCAATCCGATATCCAAAGCTGGCGCTGATAGAAATGTACAAACAATTTGCAAACCATTCTGGCGTGTACTCATCTAGGAATATAAAACCATTCTTTACATATTCCTGTGTCCAAGGCAGGAAGCAGCCGCACAGAATCGCGCCAAAAATTATTACCCAAAATTCATCTTTCCACGATGATTCCATTTGCTTGGTGAGCTGCTGTTCCATGAGCATCGATGATGTTGCTTCAGTCTCATAGACTTTGGCTTCAGCTTTTTTCATCGCAACCTTGGCTTCAGTCTCAGCCGCCTTGGTCTGTGCTTTTGATTTTAACCAGCCGCCAGCCAGCTCAGCGATTGGGCCAACTAATAAATTAAGCATTACTCAACCCCCAACACTTTGGACAAGCCAAACACCTCAAGCATTATAAATGTGAAGAACAACAACAAGACTGACCCAGCGATCAGCTTGCCGCTAAAATTTGTTGAGCCGATTTTTATGGCAACAAACTCATTGCCTAAAATCCTCAGAATAAGCTCAAAACTATTCTGCCCAACATTCATAGAAACTGGCTTTTTCTTTTCTTCAGTCATTTAGTCAACATCCCCCCAGCAAGATATCGGCATTTGTACCTGACCGGCTTGTGGCTTTTCATGTAGCGGTTGACATCACCCGCCATCTCAAGCGCTCTGCGCTTGCAGCTCAGCTCTGTCTCAAACCACTGTTGGCTTTCTAAAGTTACGCACTTTTCCATGTTTGCTATAAAACAGACTGTGACTAGCGCCTGCCACATCAGCGTGGCCGCTGTGCTTCTTTAGCCCGGCTAAATGCTGTAGCCCCCATAAACGCCGCTACAATGCCCATGTTGGCAACAACGTAGGTTGACAGCAGTGAGGTGACCAGAGGCACCCTGTCGGGGCTTATAAAGGGAAACACGACTAATAGAATGCTGATGGCGCTGGCAGCGACACTCACCCAACAAATGAGGCGCTGTTGGTCTTGAAGCTTGTCGTTATTCTCAATGGTGATCTGGCGCTCATGCCGATCCAGCTCTGCGTTGCTAATCTCGCCATCGTTGTCGAGATCTGCCGGGTTCAACTTGCTATCAGCGCTAAGTTTTTTCATAGGATTATTACCTCTATCGCACTACGCGCAATCACCGCAAACATAAAGACAAACAAGGCCACTACACAGATGACGATAAAAGTGGCGATGAGCGCGCTCTTAACCGCATCCTCAGTTTCTTTAGCTTTACGCAAAATCTCTTTGCGCGCTTGGGCCTCTTTCTCTTTAGCTTGCCTGACTGCTTTGGCGTGATCGTCAATAAACGACTGATATGTACCGGGGCCGAATCTAAGATCAATTTGCAATTTTGCGTCTTGTAGGGATTCACGGATTAATCGCTTTTGAATGCCATGATCTATTGTGCTTTTAAGACTAATCTCACCAACGGATGAGTGTTTTGCTTGGTCTGCATTGATTGCCTTTTCGCAATCCATTAATCGGGACACATGGCCAAAAATCTCTTTTGCGTCTTGTGCATCAGAGATGCGTTCTTTCAAAAACTTTATGCTGGCAGACGCAGCACTGACTGCCGCTAATGCGGTGGTGATAGGCTCCATAATATGTCTCGATTTTCGGTGCGATAAGCGGCAGAATTATTCTGGCTTCGGATTATCGGCTTTGATCTGTGCAACGTGTTCTTGCCACTTATCAAGCCCATTCTCTGTGATGTATTCGATTTGACCGTCTACTGTACCGTAGGCATCCATTCTTGCTTTAAGCCAAGCTGGAGTTTCTGGCGTTTCGTCGATCTCAACAGGCAAAGCACTCGCTGTAGACTTGAAACCGACGGTTGCAAAAGAAGGAGCAACGCCTTGTTTCGGTGCGAACTTATGAGCCAGATCATCAAGTTGAGCTTCCGTCATATCGTTGGAAAGCACCAACTCAGCCCAACTATCATCCGCATACCGAACTGTGGCAATGCCATTCTCAATTTTTTCAATGCTATAATCAGTCATTACCATTTCCTCAATGGGCATTTCTGCCCTTCTAGTTTAATTTTAAGTGGTATGAAACAACCACATTTTTTGCATTGCTTGATAGTTGATCTAAAAAACTCACAAACCTTGCAAATCTCGTATCGTTCATCAGCCGTCAAGCAACTGCTCCGTGAATCGTCCCAGTATTGTTCATGGTCACGCTTGTCCCAGCCACAGCAGCCCCGGCAGCTCCACCAGCAGAGCCAGCACTTCCATTTGATGCGTTTCCGTTAGCACCTGAACTGCCAGCAGACCCAGCCTGTCCGTAAGTGGCTCCAGCCCCGCCAGCACCGCCAGTTCCAGCTGATGTGCCGCCAGCCGATCCAGCCGCACCTGATGCGTTTGTGACATTGTAGCCCTGTCCTGCACCGCCAGCCCCACCAGCCCCACCTGATGTAGAATTAGCAGTATCGGAACCAAGGTAATAACGATAGGCAGTGACATTGCCATCACCATCTTGGTCAGTAGTGTGTAAACTTCCTTTACGACGGAGAACCCCACCAATGGTACAAGTGGTATCTGAGGTAGACATCCAGCAGTAACCCATGCAATGACAATGATAATTAGGGGAAATACCAAACAGGTTCACATAACAGTTTCCATTTGAATAACACATCCAATCGTAGCTTCCTCGGCTATAGCTATAACTGGTGGTTGTATAACTGCCGCCGCCCCCTGTTCCCCCTTGGCCCCCGCCGCCGCCGCCAGCAAACAGATTAGCACTGTTATTTATAGTTACTCCCGATGTAGCACAGCTAATGCAATTGCCACCTGCCCCTCCGTTTGCAGCACCACCATAGCCGTAAACAGTGCCAGCATTATTTAATGTCAGCCCCCCAGCTAACCCAGAAGGGATAGTGATTGCGTGAGTGTTAGTGCCATAGACGCTAACACCAGAATTAATGTCTACAATTTTGGGGTAATTGACATCGTAATCGTCACCAAAAACTGTACTAAAATTTTGATTGCTGGCATCGCTTGAGTAAGTAAACTTAAACCCTTTAGCTGCGCTGTAAAAATTGCCAATGTTTATTGTTCCGCTTGTTGGAACAGACGCAGCAAGATTAGTTGCTGTATTGTCACCAGCCTTTGACAAAATGTTAGAGCCACCACGATACAAGTCACCAAGAGAAATTGATGACGAACCGCCAACAAACTCAGTTCTTAAATCACTAAACGATACTGTGCCTGATGCTGCTATAGCCATTACGGAGTTCCATACGCTGTTATATTGTCTTTTGCGATCACAGCTCCAGCCGTGGTTATTTTGAAAACCTCAGTAGTTGTACCGCCAGAGGTGTATCTGAAAACCATGTCAGAGCCATCCAATGCTGCATCCCAGCCAGAAGGGAATGCCGCCACATTATCTAAGTTTGCAGCTTGAACATCACCATTATTGTCGATGAGGTCAGCCATTTTTAGAGCTTTAGTTGTTGCCATTATGGACTCCCGTAAGCTGTGATATTATCAGCAGATGTTACAGCCCCATTTGAGGCCAGCTTGAATACTGTCGTGCCGTTATATTTAAAATCCAAATCATTGCCGTCTAAGACAATTGTCCATTTGCTAGAACCGAATGCTATGCTGCTTGAGCCAAGCGCAACATTGCCACTGCCATCAACCGAAAGATTGTCGTGATTTGCTATGCCAAGACTTGATAGGCTAGGTGTAGATACAGTGCCAAACGATAGCTGGCCTGATCCATCAGTTTTTAGAAACTGTCCAGCCGATCCATCGGCTTGTGGGTAGTTCAGTCCATCAAGAACCACAGAGCCAGAACCATTAGGAGTGATGTTAATATCACGGTTGCTGACAGAAACAATACTATTCGTTCCAACATCCAGCGAACCTCCAAGCACAGGCGTTGTGTCCTCGACAACATTAGCAAGCAAACTACCAGCACTAAACGCCCCTTGCTGCCACGCTGATCCATCCCAAACATTCAGCTTGTTGTTTGTGCTATTCCAATAAATGCTGCCAGTAAGAAGCGTGTTTCCGTCGTTATCGGTAGTCGGCGCTGATGACTTTGCTCCTAAATATCTGTCATCAAAGCTATCCAGTGCTGTCTCAGCCGCAGTCTGTGCTGTTTGTGCTGCCGTTGCGCTTGATGCTGCGTTAGTTGCCTGAGTTGTCGCAGTTGTAGCTTGATTTGTTGCTGTTGTAGCTGATCCAGCAGCATTGGTTGCACTTGTTGCTGCATTGGTTGCTTGAGTTGTGGCTGTATTAGCTTGAGTTGTTGCGTTTGAAACAAGAGTATTTAGAGATTGTTCTTGTGTCGTGCTAATCTTTGTAAACACCTCAACATAGAGTATGTCACCAGCCGTAGCACCAGCGTTCAGAACTACATTGTTGCCGCTGATGTGATAATCGTTTGTTGAACTGTTGGAACCTTCGACTAAACGAATACCATTCTTAAAGACCAGTGTGTTGCCATTAGCATGTATAGACATAGTTTGGCTGGCATCGTCAGTCGTAAAGGTTGTTTGATTGCTTGTTGCTGTAAACACATGCGTTGTTGTTAAGCCTTGCAGATATGCACCAGCTATTTGAAATGCAGAACCCACATAAACTTTTAGCTGGCTGTTTGCTGTGTCGTACCAAAGATCACCAGCACTAGGCGATGATGGCGCGGATGAGCCAGCCGTAAACAAATCATTAAATGAATTTACAGCAGTAAGGGTGCCAGCCACCGTATTCACATTGGCTATAGAACCGGCAACAGATCCAATGTTGGTATTGGCCCCTGCGACTGTATTGATATTACCTATGTTACTAGCAACCACAGAAAAGTTATTTGTAACAGTTGTAATGCTGTTACCCATCGCATTGCCATGAGCGACACAATAATAGAGAAGCCCGCTTGATGGCGCACCAGCATCAACAATAATTGTTGTTTTAGCCCCAGCCTGCCCGGCTGTGCCAGTGGTTGTAACACCAGTGGTGTAACTGCTAGATCCATTCTTGAAAGCTAGTGTATGACCAGAATTGCTGGCATCAGATTGGTCAAAAATGTAAGTGTTGCCACGGTCAAGCTGAATTGCAGGATTATTAGATCCATCCAAAACAAAAACATTTGAGCCGCCAACACTTGCAACAGTAACCGTATAAGTCGTTGTTGCAGACAGCGCGTTAGACAGGGTTGTTACATCGCTACTTATCCCGGCCAAAGTATTGATGTTAGCTTGCTCACTTGATGATGGTTTGACCAAAACCCATGCTGAACCATTGTAAACCTTCAAACCATCGCTGTTGTTCCAATAAAGGGCTGATGTAAGTAAAGCATTGCCGTCATTATCAGTCGATGGATCTGAGCCTTTTGCGCCAAGAAACCGATCATCAAAACTATCTAAGGCTGTCTCAGCGGCTGTCTTCGCAGTCGTTGCTGCGGTAGCCTGACTAGTAGCTGTTGACGCGCTTGATGCAGCTTCTGTTGCGTAATGAAGCGCGGAATATAAACCGCTGGTTCCACTGTTTGTGGATGAAAGTGTGAATGTTGAATTGTGCGCTGTGACTGCATACTTGGCGGCATCAGCCCGGTGATCAGATGCTGTGCTTGCGCTTGTTGCGGCGGCAGTCTGGCTGGTGGTTGCAGACGCTGCATCAACAAGCAATGACCATTTTGCGCTGTCGGTGTTAGTCGTTAGCGGCTGAGAGCCAGAGCTGGTGTGTGCTGCTGTGGCTATAAAAATATTGTTGGTGCTTGTGTCCTTGACTATGTCCCTGATGGCGTAGGTTGTTGACGCTGCCCAGTTGCCTTTAAATGTGCCAAGCTCAGTGGTAACGCTAAGCTCACCGCTGCTGTCAAATGCCAAAACTTTAGACGCACGATCAGTTGCGCTTGTTGCAAACTCAGTGCTTGTCATTGTGTTTGTGCGTGACAATTTAAGAGAGCGGTCTAGTTCCTCATCATGTTGCTGTACCATTCGCACCAATCGATCAAGCGCGTCCTCAAAGCTACTTGCCGGGAATGGATCGTTAGCAACAAGATCTAGGGTTTGCGTGTTTGCCAGCTCTGACCTAATCACAACAGTTTCGCCATTCGCCGGGCGATGATCCGTTGCACTATAATGCGCGTCAGAACTGGTGCCGGTGTTGAACTTAAACAACACATTGCCGCCAGAGGATGAACCAGCGCCAGTGACAATGTAATGGGTGTTTAGGGTTTTTGTACTTTCAGTTCCAGCCGCTGAGCGCACAATCACTGTTAAATCGGCATCAGCAAAGATGGGGAAATCATAAGCGAATGAATGCGTAGACCCATTGCCATTATATGACTTGGTGATGTTTGTGGTGCTAATTGTCATAATAATTCATCCTTTTTGAGAGATTCAATATCTCTGGCGGCTTCCCCTATTCGCTCATTGCCGGGCATGTCAGACAGGACTTGAAATGCGGCATCCATAAATGAATCGTTAAGTGATGTAATTAAGGACTTTTTCTCTTTGTCCGTAGAATTGCGATATTCTCTAGAATTCATCAATCTTTCCAGCCCATCTTTAAATGAGCTATATCTGCGCTTAACACGAACATTTACTGGCACAATGCCAAGCTCAGCCATGTTGGCTGGGACTTGATCCGGGTTTCCTTTGGCAATCCAAACCAAATTACTAAGCTGCATTTCAGTAAGCTTAATACCTTTGACCACTCTGTTTGCTGGCTGCATTGGCACCGGCCAATCTAAGCGTACAAGCTCATCGACATAAGCTGGCTGATCTTCAGATGCGCCAATGACCATAGGGCTAAAAGCATTATAAAGCCGTGTGTATGGTGCCTCTTCGTATGTCGGCCCATCTGTGACCAATCGGCCAAGACTGTCATAGCGTGGGATCTCAGCATATTTGTTATCTGCAAAAACATTTGTGGCAACCATATTTAAATAACCATTGTGAACAGCGTTAAACATTTGTTCACCGGCATCACCTTTGGGCATTCCAACCCATCGAAAATCATAGTTGCCATTCGGGCCAAGTTTTAATTCATTGGCATCAGTCATTCGGATTACATCATCGCGGGTGTAAATGTCGTAATTAGCGCCGGTCTTTGTAACTGTGTTGTCACCAATGCGCTCGACTGTGCGTGTTAGTGCAGACAAAGGATTTGGAATACCCGGCACTAAGTTCATAGAACCCAATGGGCCTCTAGTAATAAAATCAGGATCACCGCGCTCTAACGCCGTTAAAACTTGAGCAACGCCCTGCAACATGGGCAGCTCTCTAAAATAATCGCTCACAGCAAACACCGCCGCCGCTGCAACTGATTGCCTTTCTTCCGCTGTTCTGGCCAAAGACATTTTTTGCATAGCACCGGCAGCAATGCCAATCGTGCTGGCTAGTGGCCCCATGCCACTATAAGATATGTATTTTAAAGGGCCGTTGGGCGCGCCAAATGAATTGAACAACGGCAATGGCTCACCGTCTGCATCAACAGGAAAATCATCACCCCGGAACACAAACGAATAAGCTTGCCATCCCGGTGGTAGTTTTTCGCGGATCTTTTTGTCTTTCGGTGTTGCCCCAGTTATTCGACCTTGCCCAGCGTACATCGCGGTCATTGACATAATTACGCCGCCGCTTGCTAAACGCGCCAGTTTAATTTGGCGTTTACCAGCATCTTTGCCGTATATCTCTGGATGCGCTAAACCAATGGGTGTGCGTTCTAATGTTCTTAAAATATCGTTTGTTGGCGCTGTTGCAAAAGGCAGTATGTAACGGCCAAACCAAGTGTTTTGCAAAGCTGACGCTGATTTGCCAAACTGGCCTAGATCAGTCATTAGCGTGTCATAACGCCCTTTAACATCTAACTCATCAGCAAATTGTCGTGGGCTAAGCAACACCATAGCAGCTTCATCTTGCGCTTGCCTTTGTGTCATACCACTGGCTAATGCTGCTTTATATTGGCGGTTGGCCTTGGCATATAACTCGCCGTTTTGTGACAACACTTTAAAAAAATCGTCACCACCAAGCAACAATCTAGTCGGTAAGCTTGTGCCTTTGTAAAAATAATCCAAAGCCCTAGCAAGAGGAGTGTCACCCAAACTTGCAGAACGATAGCTGTTCATCTCGACTTTGCTTACAGCATCGCCGGGTTGATTTGTCTTGACTGCCATTGCCGCTGCTGACAGTGCGTCACCAAACGACTTGTAATACCCTGTCCATCTAGCAAGAACATCCGACATATAGCGTTGCTGCGTGTAATCAATTTCAGCGCCAACAGCCCGGCGAATGCCTCTTTCTGCCGCCCCTATGCCACCAGCAATGAACTCCTCTGGCACTTGCATAATCATAAACAACATATTGCCGCCAATGTTTTTAAACTGCGTTTTTGGGCCAGACAATAATCCATTGATATAAAGATGCTCAGCGCCTTGCCGAAAGCGAGACATGATGCCTTTTTGAGCCGCCTGATTAAACGCACCCTCACCATTTTCGGCAGCTTTCAACAGGCCATCAGCAGCTCTCATTAAACTTTTAGCACCACCAGATGCTTCGATTACATCCATGTTCATTAAGGCAACAGCATCCGGGGCCATACCCTCAGTAACCGGGATGTTAAAAGATTGCAGTAATCTAGCTGCCTCAGTTTGCGCGCCCTTGATCTGCAATTGAATGCCGTTGTGGATCGCAAGCTGCCGCCTAAATTGCAGCATGACGGCATCGCCGCCGCCCTCTTTTACTTGCTTGGCAAGATCTGCCAGCTTTTTTGCGCTGTCTGACAACAGCATTCTCGCCGCTGTTGCTTCAGCCGCATTGGCAAAAGCAGTGCCACGCTTTCTTTTCAATATACTTCTTGTCAGGCCAAGGCTGTCTGCTAGTTGACTTGTTGCAGCTTCGACAGTGTCTGCGTTAGATATAACGCCTCTCGTTGCCGCTTGTTGTTGATCTGGCAAACTGTCTGACACAGCTTGGATCAAAGCCTTTACATCGTCAGGCTGCTTGATCCTATCCCAGTTAAATGGCGCGCCGTCTTTTATGCTTCTTAAATATCCCTCTTCAAGGGAAGCGGCCTCAATAACCTCATCAGCCTGACTTTGGCTTGCAACGCCAGCCGAATCCTCTGTGAGGTTAAAACCTTGTTTGTCAGCCGTAACGCCTCTTTGACTATCAGTAATTGTGGCGCGCAATTGCTGGTCAGGTGTCAGCTCCACCGCTTCATCAGCTTCAGACAGCGCTTGTGCTAGTCTTTGGCCTGATGGGCTAAGATCCGTTGCCCGGTTGCCCTGTTCCTTAAATTTAGCTTGGCCATCATCCGACAATGTTTTGGCAGCAGACATAGATTGTGTATCACGATAGGCCAGCTCATCAGGCTCTAGGTTACCTTCAGCCGGTACGCGCGGTTTTACATCAATGCCTTTTTTGCCTGTCGGCTTTTCTCCAGTTGCTGTCGGTGGCCCTGCTGGCTCGTTTTTGCCAACGCCTTTGAATAACTGAAACAGCCCTTTTACAATATCGCCTCTGCCAGCTACTTGAATGCCGGGGTCAGACGCAAATTCTGTGACCCCACCTTGTGCAACATCACGCATAGCGTTTTCGTTGAGCTGAGCGAGTTGCTCAGTCTCAGATGGTGGCATCTGGATTGACATGAAAGTTACCCATAAAAAAAGGGCGCTGATGCGCCCATGTTAGAAAAACACTACACGATTTCGTTACATTCGTGAAGAGTTATTGTGATGCTGTTTGATATTGCGTTTTTAGCCGTGATATTTGGGCTGCGTCTAGACCAAGGTTTTGTATTTGCTCATCAGAAAGAGACAGTATTTCTTGCGCTACTTTTGCAAGTCTATCGGTTGCAGCTCCTCTGTCACCATCTCGTAGATCCCGATCAGCTCTTCGTCTTGTATTTGATCCACTTGGAAATCCAGTTTCTGTAACCGTTTGGTCAACAGACTGTTGCACATTTGAAGCTGCGTTTCCGAAAGCGTTTCCAGTTTGGTCTGCCCCAGAGCTGAAATTACCTTCTGTGACAAAGCGTTTTGTTGCGTTTGATCTAGCATTATCATCCCCAATATATTTCATAATGACCACATCTGGGTATGGGTCACCTAGCTTCCAACCTCTGTCAGACCAGACTTTTTCTAGGTCTGCAATTTCTTGTTTGCTGTAGTATTGTGGGTCAAACTTTACACGCCCAGCCTCTACAAAGTCAAACATACCATAGAATGTAGTTAAAAATCCATCAGGATTTTTAGCTGATTTGACCTCAAAGCAATCAAGAACAGTCACGCCCTCTTCGATTGCCTTTAAAACAGTAGCTTTGCCAATACCGTTTGCGGCTCTGTCATTGGACAAAACAGATACAAGCGCTACCTCATTATCACCAATCTCAGGCCCACCGGGTGTCGGCTTCCAGCCCTGATAAACCTCATTATAGTTGTAGTTTTTTTGAATGCCAAAAAATGTACGGCTATCTTTGCCAAGCTTATATAATGTCAAATTGCCTGATTTAATTTCTTTTTGCATGACCGCTGCCGCTTCCTTGTCAGTTAATCTTTCCCCGGCATCGCCTTTTGGTATAGAGAGCGTGATGCCCTCTTTAGAAGCTCTGGCTTCTCTAACCCATTCCAAAGCGTTGGTGCCGCCTTTAAGCAAACTGTCATTAGAAGATGACCATTGGCCATCCATCATTTGTGCAGTCAGTTTTGCTTGCAACGGCGATTTAATCGATTGAACCTTTATGCGTTTTATCTTTTCAATTTTTTCTTTCGTCATTGTTTCAACTGGCAATTGAAATTGAAACGCTCTGCTTGGGTTAGGCGGCTTTTGCATTTCGCCAGCTTCAAACGCTTTTTGCTTTTGCTCCCAAATAGGAGCCTGTTTTGAAAACCAATCTGGAAACAAATTTTGCACATTGACCATAGAAAGCCTACCAACAGGCTCTCCTTTTAACGCATACTTGTAACTGTGGTGTGGCACTGTTCCCGGTTCTTTGCCCAGCTCAACCGCGCCAGCGTCCTTGTCTATTTTTATAACCATTATACTGTCATTTAAGTTCATGCCGGTATAAACACCCTCAGATGTTTCATCCAAAATCATCTGAACATTTGGCGCGCCCCTATCTTGCGCCATCGGTGACGATAGCACTTGAGCAATTCTATTGCGCTCTTCAAAAGAAGCATTACGCATCCAAGCGGCTGCGTCTGGCGAGGCTAACCCCGGAAACTCTTGGATGCGTCTTAACGCTGGCTGTACAGATGGAGTTTGTATTACTGCATCGATTTCTGCTATCCCCTCTGCGGTCATGCGTCCATCCCTCGCATATGCAATAGCGGTATCAGTCAAAGACTTTATGACAGTTGCATTTGTTTTGTGCGCTCTTGGTGACATTGCCATGACGACAGCATAATCAGCATCTTTGTTTAACTTTTTGCTAGTGACACCTTTAGCGTCAACGGCCCAGACTACTTTACCATCCGCTGATGTTTGCAAAAGTGGAAAATCCGGGCCTCCTTGCAAAGGAATAGGCTCATCAAGTTGTGAGCTATCAACGCCTTTAAAAGAGCCACCAGCTTTAGTTAAATCAGCTTGTATCGGAAATATTTTTTTACCGATCAAAATATCTGGATCGATCTCAGGCAGATCAATGGAAATTGGGTTATCTGTTGCCGCTAGATTTTTTTTTCGCATGGCTTTGCCAGCAGCGGATATTGCAGCATCAACGGCTGGCATAGGGTCAACGCCAGCCCCTAGCGTTACACTGTTGTCAGCTTGGCGCTCAGCAATCCTAGCATCAGCCGCTGCACCGGCCCTGCCTATGGCGCGCTTGGTGCCATCGATGATCTGGCCAAATGGTATAAACTTAGCTGTCCTTATAGCGGCTTCAACTACGCCGCCAATAATGCCGCCCTCAAGGGCAGCCTTGGCGCGCTTCGTTAGTTCGCCATCAGTGTCGTATTTTTCTATCTGAGACAAAAACGCTTGCAATACAGCGTTGCGCTCCTCTGGCGGTGCCATCTCAAGATGCTTAGTAATAGCATTCGTAAGGGTTGGGTCATCTGGGTTGAACGCTGTAAAATCAGCTATAGCGCCCCAAATAAAACCGCGCGCCACTGGGTTATATGTGGTCATGGCTTTGACCATCTTTGCAGCCGGGAAACCAGCCACGCCAAACTGAGTTATGCCAGCCGTTAAATCACCAAGCAACTTGTTGTCATAGGGCTGGCCTGCCCAATCAACTATAGCGTCAGGCATTGGGATCAGATCATTCACAAAGCCTTTATAGGTGTCCATCATGCTTTTCATTGAATCAATGTCACCAAAGGCATTCTTAACCGGCTCCATGCCAACAGCTTCTAATCCAACATTTATAACATTTTTGGCTAGTTCGACAGGCGCGCCAGCTATGAATGCTGCCGCATCTAGCATTTCATTTGCGCCTTTGTTTGCGCCAATAAAGATGCCTTTTGTCATGTCATTTGTAATGGAACTATCGGCAGGCCCGGCTGACATACTGGCAAGTGTAACGCCCCTGTCATCTGCACCTAGATCTGGAAAAGGCTCTATGCCAATCTTGCGTAGATTAGCAGCCATGCTGTACTTTTCATTTACAGCGTCAGCATCATTGGCTTCCTCTACAGTCATCAGGAATTGACTACTAAGGTCAGGCGTTGCTGTTGCTTGTGTGTTTTGGTCATCAGACAGCGGTGGAGATCCAGTGACCATACCCTGTTCGTTAAATAATGGTGAGGAGTTGTTTTGTTCCATTAGCGGCTCCCTACCATATCAATCAAATACAAAAGCTCATCGATTCTTGTTGCTAACTGGCCAGCAGTACCGGGGTTGTCAATTATGTGTTGCCTTATAACTGGCACGACTTGGCTATAGTCATATTCGCCACTTTGTGATTTTGGGATTTTTGCAAGTAACCCTCGAAAATTTTTTAGACCATCTACTGCAGATCTAAGTTCAACTTTTAATACAAGATCTAAATTTTTCCATTCCTTATCAATGACACGATTTAACTCTGTGTTCATTGCTTCTTCATCAGCGTCTGGATTTGATCTTTTAAATTTAAGCCATGCGCGCTTTGCTCTACGAAACGCTAGTTTCGCTGCGTTCTCATATTGCTCAATGTCTGTGCCGCGCTCTTCAGCATAGTTAAATTCACTCTCAATAACTTTTACAGCTTCAGTCCAATTAGTTTTTCTAATTGTTCCAACATCATTCATAAATGATCTGAATGTTGCTTGCGTTAGCATATTTGATTTGCTGACAAGCTCCTCAATTGTAAGCTCTTCAATGCCAACTTTTGAATCGAGATCAATAACAGTTTGTTCATCATCGCCAAGACCGCCCTCACTTTCGGGCTGACGGAATAATCCGACACCCCCAACTGCTAAAAATTCTTTCATAAGCTTTTGCATTTGAGGCGTAATAAAATCTTGGCTTTCTAGTATTCTACGGATTTCTGTTCGCCTGCGATTATTTGTACCGGGTTCAAAAAACTCGTTTTGCAGCTTGGTGTTTGTTGCTTTTAGTTTTTTTTCTTCGTCTGCTTCTAGCTTCTTATTGGTATCGTATTGATCAAAAGCTTGTTTCCTGAGTTCTGCTATAACTTTTTGGCGTTCACTAGCGTCTGGGATTGCTTCCCTCAACATATGTAATGCGTAGGCAGCATTTTCGTGGCTCATGCTTAATTGTTTGAGAGCCTCTGCATCACCGCTAATTAAGGCTTGATAAGCTTCTATTGGATTTGTTTGTTCATTAAAAAGCAGTGTTATAGCGTTTGTGGCTATTTCTTTATTTGCTTTCAGCATTTCCGAAACCAAAGTTTCTTCAAGCATTCTGCCACTTGCTACAAGACCGCGCCCTTCATTTGCAATTTTTGTTGTGTATTCTTTGTGAGCGCGTATCGCCTCTATAGAATTTGGCATCAGCTCACTATTGTTAATATCGCCAAAGCCTAATTTATATTCTGTCAGCTTTACTTGCCAGCTCGACACAAGGCTTTTGTCAACACGATCATCAATCTTGACACGCAAATTAGCGCCGTATTTCGCTGCCATAGATCCAAATTTTGCATTGAACAATTTGCGCGCATAGGGGTTTAAGGCACTTTGTGCGTCTGTCTGAATGTCATTGAGCGCACCTTGCCAAGAATACTGGTTTGACAAATCAGGGCCAAACACCGCACTGAGGTCAGGTGTTCTCTCTAGTCTCGATGATGCCTGTTGCATCGCCAGCTCAGCGCCCATCAACGCATTGTCAGCCGATAAAGTCCCTTCAGCTTTGATGCGGCCATCAATATATGATTCAATCATTGTGGCCGTTTGTGTCGCTGCCTCACCCTCTGCCAACGCTGCTTGGATAAATGGGCGGCTATCCATTTGCGCGCGGTCATAGCTTACCATACCAGTGCCTAATGTTGGCGCTGCTTGTGTTTCGTAAACTGGTACTCTAGGCATGAAGCGGCTCCGCTAAATTAAAATGTGAGGGCAAAATCGTTCCAGTAATTATCTGAAAACATACCGTATTCATCTGCTTTTTGGAGGCCGGTGCCAAGACCAGTTAGTAGCGCTGCTGTGCCTCTTGATTGGTATGCTGATGCTTCAGCTTGACCGCCCATGCGGCTGACCTTGGCGCGCATAGCCGTTTCAACTTTTCTGTCTTCTTGCTCAAGAATTGCAATTTCAGTGTTATAAGCATCAACAGCCAGCTCATACTCAAACTCAGCGGCTGATTCACGCGCAACAGTCACAGGCGCGCCCCGGCTTAGCTCTATGCCACCACCACCATATATTGCTGTGGCCTTACCTTGGAATGCACCAAATTTTTTGGTTTTGCGCTCGTTTGAAATGTCTAAAGCGCGGTTTAAAATTTCTATTTGGCGGTCTGCAATTTCAGCATTTCGTTCTATGATCTTGGCGTTTTCTTCACCAATTTCCAAAGCTAACCTAGCCGCTTTGTCGTTAGCTTGTTTTTCTTTCATGCCTTTATAAAGGCTCAGTCCAACAGACGCTATTTGCCAAAAGCTCATTACTTACCTCAACTATCAAAAGTGTTCATGCGTGGATAAATCGCCAAAACTGTTAGCGGCAGGGGCTGGGTTTGCTGAATAACGATTTGATCGTCTTCCTCAAAGCCACCCCGGAACTCAATTTCTTTATCGCCGGTAAACAACTCAACAGCGGCAGACATGGCCATAGAGCTGTCTCTAAAGGGTATGCGGTCAACCGTGGAAACAGAGCTGCCAACCTCAACACCTACCGTTTCATGCAGCCGCAAGGTTATGTCGTGAATGCGCTTGATCTTTCCCTGACTTGTTCCGTCAACACTGCCGCTTTCAAGCCGTAGCGTTGTCAGCCTGCTTGTGTATGCCAAACCAACCGCCGCTGTTGTTGCCGATACATTTAATGAAATGCCGCCAGAGGCCACAGTTTCATTTGTGTGCGTGGCACCATTAGCCAGAACGCTGACGCTTTGACCATGTAGATGGTACAAGCCAGAAAGGCTTGTTGTTGCCGATCCAGAGTAAGATAAGCCGCTATCAACAAAGAATGCACCTGATGCAACAGACCCAAAGTCAAAAGGCTTCATCCGCTCGACATAACGCTTGGTCACCGAATTGATTGTACGCTTTACGATCATGTAAAGCTCATCCTCACTGTCCTCAGTGGGCAGCGTGGCAATGCTTTCAACCAGCCCATAGTCATATGTAGCTGATGCGAGAGATCCATGTGTGCCGGTGTATGTGCCACCAATTTTATGTTGATGCCACGCAACCACCTCTTCTTCCCGGCGATATGTCATGCCGATAAGCTGGCCATCATTTCGGATCATCCAGACAATGCTGTCAGGTTCCTGTTGATAGGCCATGTCCGACATGCCGCCTTGGGTTATATGTTCTGACAGGATCGTCATGTCAGCCGCTGCATAGCCACTAGCATTGATCTCGCCAGAATATTTAAACTCTCGCAGCTTGCGCTTGGCGCGTTGTAGGAAAAGCGTTACATCAGCGACTTGAACCGGCTCCAGCGCCGCTGTCCCATAGTTACTATATTTTCTGATTTGCGCGTTTGTCGGTGTGATCGGGCCATCATTGGTGGTGGTTAGGACATATTCACCACCAGATGTGCCGATAGTCAAAACTCTTGTCGCTGCTAAATAGCGTATGTTGTTCACTTGGTTTGATGCAATTTGGTAGATGATGGCATCATTGTCATTAGTGCCAGCCGTAAAATTTTCATAATCGCCAGACTTTGACATGAATATTGATTGCGGCTCGTTGGTGGTTGCCGCAAAGATCAGGCGCTGTTCAAAGAATGTGACGGCAGATGGATAGCCGGTTGTGCCGCTGAATGCACCTAGCGCCCAATTGTCTGTAGCTGTTGAGGCTGAAAGCGTAGCGTTTATGGTTATGGTCACATTTTGCGCGTCAGTAAATGCTGTGATCGTGGCATTGCCGCCGGGGAGGCTCACCAGCCGCCCTACATCTGTAGAGGCAAAAAGGTTAGCTGATGCAACCAATGCCACCCCAGTGCCGCTTGTAGCGCCGGGATTTAGCGTTGTGGTTGTTGTGTTGGCATCCAGATAGGGGCCGTCAATAAAGGTTACCTCTGTAAATGTCCATGCATCATGGTCAGTTCTTGTCAGTTTTCGCGGCGCATAATCTTGATGCACAATAAACATGGTGTCGGCTGATTGGACAAATCGCAGATCTGGCAACGCAGCTTCCGGGTATGGCGATACAATCTTGGTAAGTTTATCGGCAGTACCGCCAGAGGTATATGTTGTGAAATTGGTTGTATCGATAGCAACGCCATACAAATCAGTCAGCGTAAATGTGTTAGTGGTAGCACCAGCCACAAGATAGTTTCGGCCATTCAGCTCAGTCATACCGCCAACAGATGAAATAAATATCTCATCGCCATTGCTAAAGCCGTGACTGTTGCTGGTCAAAACACCGGGGTTAGCCTTGGTTGCGGCAGTAATGTTTTTAGCTGTGTCGAGAACATAGCCGCCGTTGCGGATGATCCGCATGGTGCTATTGCCAAACTCTAGGATGTAAGTGTCAGTCGTTTTAAACTGAAACGGTATTAATCTGCCTTTTACAGCGCTGTTTTGGATTTCGCCAATAAACTCAGTACCGGGACGGCGTGATGCACCGCCATGTGGGTGAACCACCATATTTAGTAACTCAGCCGCACCTTGCCGGTATTTATCAAGATCAACCCGGCCCTCAAGCCTTGGCGATAGCTCACCGGCAACAAAGCTGGTTAATGATGGTGCAGAACGCGCCACTGTTAGAACCGGCTTTCAATGAGGTCAGAGGCTTCAAACTTAGCCGCCGCACCTTCGGTGGCATCAACAAACCGGGCTTCCTTTATCTTTTCATCATATAGCGCTTTGGTTGTGCTAATCATCGCATTGCTGCCGGTAATGGCATAGCAGATCTCCATTGCCAGCCGTGCCGCAATCGTATCGATCAAAAGCGTGTCATACTGGTTTGGATCTTCAATGCGCGCTATATATTTGATCAGAACAGTTCCCTCATCGCTTAGCAGCTCCCTGCCCTCGATGACATAGACCGGGCCACCATTGTTGCTGGTCATATTGTCTTGGGGATACATCAGAGTGCCATTGCTGAACTCTAG